CTAGCAACGGATGGAACGCTCATTGCTAATTGCCGAGTGGTATTAGTTGCACCGCCGAGAATATTATAAACTGAATCGCTAATCTGGACGGGAGTTAGCGCGGCTGCAACATCTGAAACCTTAGTAGGTTTAGCCGTCTGAACCTGTGGAAATAGGAAATCTCTTATAGCACCCATTGCTTACATTGTAAGCGAGCCTACTTACACTATTTGAATATCTACTCCGCTTTCAGCCATCGTTGCATAGTGTGTCGCTAAAGCTGAAGCAATTGCTCCGCAAATAGTTGTATTGCTTACTTTGCGACCCATTACCCAACCGCCGTCTCCAAAGGGTAACTTGACGGCGGATAGGCATTGCTTGGTCAGCTCTTCCTGTCCCGAGTGAGCTAACCGCTGAGATGAAATCGCTCCCAGTAATTCATCGCAGCTTTGGGCATAATCAAGGCCGTCTATTGGCTCGACTCTTATTCCTGCAGGAGCCAATCTAGCGGCTACCGCTGACGCGGTTTTGGCTGAATAAGCAACTAGTTGAACTGGATACTTACGCACCCATTCGGCAACATCATTAGCCATTGCTTTATCGTCCAGATTGGCAGGATTATGCCAAGTCTGCAGCAATATGACTTGGAACTTATCGCCCTCTAGTCTTTGGCTAGCAACTAATGCAGCTTCTTTTCTACTAGGGCTAAGATCAATAGCCAGCCAAGTATCTGCTTCAGGGTTGAGTCGAAGTTCCTCAACTCTGCAACTTTCCCATTGAGAGGGATTGATAACTGGGTTTATGGTATCGACCCATTGGCATAAGACTTCTGTGCGCACAATGTCCTCTGGGTCTGATAAGACTGCTCGGATATTATCTGGATGAACTGTTATGCCAAGTGATGGATTAGCTTGGCAGACACCAAGCCAGAAGTTTGGGGAGTTATCAAATTTAATGCCTTGAGGCGCTGACCATTCAAACCAACCAATATCATCATTGCTACCAAATATGGCAGCCATTGCTCTTTCCCTAAGTTTATTTAGAACGATACTGTGTTGATCTCCAGCATTTGAATAAACCCATATTTGAGGATTTGGGCTAGCCATTTGGGTATATCGCAAAGCAGACCAAACATCCTCATCTTTATACTCTCGGGCTTCGTCTAGGTGTATCGTTTCAGGGGCTGCAATGCCTCTACCAGCCGAGTTATTAGCTCGGACGATATATCGCCTACCTTCAGTAAATTGGAGTTCTTGAAAGCCTTTACTTTCCAGCTTCTTAGTGAATTCAGCAGCTAGCCTAGGGTTTTGTTCAATAATTCCATAAATCTTATAAAAGAGCTCTGCTGAAGTAGTTAGTTTGTGAGCAGTATGAACTTGCAGTTTTTCTTTTAATACATAAATCCTAAATAGAATTTGAAGCGCCATAAAGGTTGATTTGCCTTGTTGCCGAGCGCAGAGCAGAGTAACTACTGGGTGAGCCCATCGGCCATCGGGTTTCTGTTTCAAACTGTGATGAGCCAGCCATTGCTGCCAAGGCATAAGCTCAAAGCCGATTTCTTCACAAAATTTAATCATTTGCTCGCCTAGTGAGGGTAAATTGTTTAGTTTTGTGTGAATTCGCGGTTCTGCCACACCTCGGTAAGTCGATTCGTCCCTGACTCGGGCAATCTCTCCCAATTGAGCCATTTCAATTTGTTTCATTCCTGATAGTGCCTAGCCGAGCCATTTTCAGGGAAAATCTTCCCAATGGGGGTCGTGGGTCTGCCTGCGCGCTCAAAAAAGGTGGGGGTCATACGATCGCGCTTAGAACTATTGCATTGAGTGCAGCAAGCCACCATATTAGAAGCTTCATCAGTTCCACCTTTGCTAATAGGTATTAGATGATCAACTGTAGTCGCTTCTAGCCCGCAATAGTGGCAAGTATTGTAATCTCTTTGAAGCACTTGAAGTCTTGTCTTTTGGTAGTAGCTGGAGTTATAGCGTCTGCTCAATGCCAGCCCTTGGTCTCTAAGTGTTGCAAGGCATCGCAAGCGCATTTATATCTATGTCTTATGTATTTAATATGTGCATCTATTTGCTTCTTAGGGCTTAGAGTCCCATACCATCTGGAGCGCATTTGTCCTAAACCATAATGAGAGCCATTACGAGCCTTTGGATTCCATCTACTTTCTTTATAAATTAACCAGTTATAACATTGGAATTCTGACCAATCCATTTTATTGTAAGCATAAAGCTTGAGATTCATATCTGCATTTGCTGGCTTTGGATTGAATATTAATAGTAAAGCAGCTATAACGCCTGTCGCTATCAAGCGAAGGCAATGGCCCCCCTCAACCTCTGTTGCAGGGCCAGCTGCGCGCCCGCACTGTGGCGAGAGTGTAGCACCTGAGTCAAGTCGATTTAACATAAGTCCTGTTCAGAGCGGTGTTTCATATCCACCCCATCTGGCATATCCATATGATCATCTACATCTCTCCAGATTGGATATATATCATCTTTCATTCTAACTCCCATATTTTCTTAAACTCTAACTGGCCTGATTGAAACGCGTTCTTCAGCGTTTCTTTGCCATCACTATGGAATTTAGTCATTAAATAAGGCTCTGATTGACTGCCTTCTAACCAATCTACTACTTCACCATTTGGATCAATAACCATATCGTCCAAATAATTAAATTTATCTAATATCGCATCAACTGATGATTCTCTGACCGATTCAACTATTTCGCTTGGAATATTAGCTTTAACCCAATCAACGAATCGCTTATCTGACTTGATAACCCACTTAAATTTGGGCTTAGTAGTAGTTACATAAGCAATAACATCATCCCCATATTCAGCCTTGACCCTATCTGCCCCAATAGCGTCCATCTCGGCCTGTAAAGCAGCTCTCAGCCTATCCTTGGCCTTCTTAGCCTCATCAGCTATTAGGCTGACTGCCGCTAGTTCCAAACTCAGTTCCTTGATTCCCATTTCTGCGCTCCCTTTCCTTAGCCCTTCTTAACCTAGTTTCAAGCGATTCCAGGTTGATACCGCAATCTTTAGCAATAAACTCTTTATCAAATCCCCATTCCATCAGCTGACGGATATATCTAATAGAATGGGGTTTGCTCATTTGTCCTTCCCTGCCCAGCCTTCGCCTTTGAAGTGGATTGGATTGGGTCTCCAGACTCTCCACATAGGAACGCTGCAATTATCGCAGATTACTTCACTTCTTAAAGTAATTGGCTGATATTCATCCTTCGTCGCTTCACATTTATCGCAGCGATATTCATAAAGCGGCATTATAAGGTCTTTCTTTTGTCTCATTACCAGTCCAATAGCGTTCTGATATTGATTCCAATCCAGCAGCTAATCGGCATATTCGACACTTTGCTGCTTTCATCTTCCATTTACCACACTGGTCGCACCGGACAATATCGTCCTCTTTGGCAGTTACGCGATCTGCTGGATAAATGATTCTTTGCATAAAACACCTTTGGCACTCAACTAACCAAACTTCTTCAGGTGCTTCCGCAATATCTGTTGAATCGTATTTATGCAACTCAATATGCGGAGTAACTAGCTTGCAATTTGAGCAGATAAATGGATGAGCATCTTGCTTCATTTCTGAAAGACCCAATGCCCATCTGAACCAATACGCATCCACTTAGCAGGATGACCAGATTTAGGTGTTGGACATACCCAGCCCCTATATTCTTTGCCTTCTTTAGTGCCAGTCTTTAGCACCATTGGACCATCGCCACCAGAACAAAGCGGTATTTCATCAATTATCTCTGCACCTAATTGGTCTGCTATTGCAGTTACATCCCAAACAATTGGCTCAGGATCATTAGGGCGTTGCTCTTTTATGAATTCCGCAAGAGCTGGCTTAGTCGTTTCAATTGCCTTCTTTGGGCTCGGTTTAGTCTTAGCGAAGTATCCAGCGAGGTTAAGTGCGCGTCCCAACGATCCAGTTTCCGCAAGCTCGAGTGCATATTGCTTGGATTTAGACTCACTGGATAAACCTGTAGTCCAAGGATGTAAGTCAGCTTCAGTGCGATATAACTCAGTTTTAATGATATAGACATCACAATTAGCCACAAGCGACTCCGCCAAGATATGAGTCTTGATTCTATAATCTGGATAAGCATTTATAAACTCCTTTAATCGGTCTTGAACTGAAACATAATCATCAAGGTAATTCGACATTTAACTTCTCTCTCCCTGCGAAATTACTTATCGCATCGTCTAACTGTTCTTTTAATGAATAAAATGTGCCATCTGGCCAGTTCTGTGCTTCATCGGCGCAAGGCTGGCAATAGAACCTGACCTGTGCTTTGCGAAGCGGTGTCTCGCTTTGGACTTTCCAAACTGCTGGAGTCATAGCTCTTAAATCCCAGCCATTCTTATTTGTTCCCCAGCGATATTTGCAATAGTCGCAGTATTGATTTTGATTATGATTGCGAGTCAGACTCAATGTCGTCCCAATCTTCTGGAGTAGAAAATCTGCATCGACCCAAGATAGCGGCGTATCCAATGAGATCGAGATACGAATCCTCGCGCTCTGGACTTTCCACCATTCTTGAGAGTTTTGTTGCAATAGCAATAAGTGCCAATTCAGATGGGTCTCTGAGCTGAATACCGAGTGCTCTCGCGATTTTGTAAATGCGTAGAAAATTGTGCCTCGGGTCTCCATACTCAATCCCTCGGTCGAATAAGGTAGCACCAGCTTCTTCAAGCCATTCACTTAACGATTTCTGTGTATCGGACACTTGACCTGCCTCTCTTATAGCCTTCATTAAAAGCTTTGGCTTTGGCTGAAGTAAATAAACTCCAGATATAAAGGCCGATAAATGGAACTCCAATGATTATTCCTACTACTGCTTCATCAGATAAATTAGGAAACATCTGCGCCAGCTTCTATGTGTAGAGAATTAACAAATCGATCAACTTCCGCCTTTGAAACTCTAACTGTTCTTTGATTCAAATAAACAGGCTTTAATGCATTTTCTTCAAAAAGACGATAAACACCTGATCTACTTATACTTAATAGCCTAGCCACTTCTTCTATTCGAAATAGCATCGGTTCTTGTGTTTCAGACATATAGGCTCCCTATGTGTAATGTGGCTCCTTGTGGAACCAACAGGAACACCATAAGCAACTACATCTATTTAGACAAGTAGCAGCTCGGCGAGTCGTATATCTAAAAAACCAGCAAGTCGCTCATTGGTGGCTTTATTGCCGAAGTCAGTAGTTATAGGCAACCGCTTCAAAGCCCATTCAGGCTCGATTAGAGCCCCTAAATCAAACTGATAGACCCCGTGAGGGGTTGAATTGATATAAAGGGTCTTAGCGCCCGTTCTAGCCCTTATATCGGCCAGATAATCCCACTTATTCTTCTCAATCATTAAAGTATCGTAATGAGTCCTACGGCATTTGAGCTCAATATAGGAATTGTGGGTAATGCCATCTGCTCGGTCGGTCGCTGATAGGGGCGTCAAGTCTGGATAAAGCGACTTGAGAGCCTCAAAGAGCTCAACCTCTCGGAAGTAGATTAGTTGTCCTCTTCTCCATCTTCCCAACCAATCTTCTTAATTGGGTCATCGGCAGGGACTATCCAATCGGGATAAGAACTACGATCCATAGCAAAGGCAAGTGCAGT